AAGTATGACAGAAAGATCTTCAGAGCGATTACAAAATCAGCTCGTAAAGCACACCCAATCACAAAGTCTAACTTTGTTGAGCCCGGTGGAACACAGATCCGTGTAGGTTCTTCTACAAACGCATCTGATGCTTACAACGCTTCCAACCTAATCAATGCTTTCTATGATGCAGCTGCTGCACTAGATGAGAAAGGCATTTCTGGTGACGGAAGAGTTGCTGTCTTGAACCCAAGACAATACTACGAATTGATACAGGGCGTTGAGTCAAACGGACTTATCAATCGTAACGAGAGAGGAGACGCTTTACAGTCTGGACAAGGCATCATTGAAATAGCTGGTATCACCATCTACAAGTCAATGAACATTCCTTTCTTTGGCAACTTCGGTACTAAGTATGGTACTGGATCTGCTACAAACCCCGGTGTAACAGACCCCGGAAACTCAGGCTCCTTCGTAGAAGAAGCAATGGGTGACGACCACAACGTAACCGTAAACGACTACGGTCAGCAGGCTAAGTTCAACAACTCTTGTGGACTTATCTTCCAGAAGGAAGCTGCTGCTGTTGTAGAAGCAATCGGCCCTCAAGTACAGGTAACATCTGGAGACATTTCAGTTGTATACCAAGGCGACGTAATCTTAGGTCGTCTAGCTATGGGAGCAGACTTCTTGAACCCAGCTGCTGCTGTTGAATTATTCGCAGGCACAGCAACAAAGCCAACAGCGTTTGGTTAATTTATACTTTATACAGGGGGCTTCGGCTCCCCTTTTTTCTTATGGCAACCACAACTATTGACATCGACACAGAACTGTCCGCAGTAAACAATATACTGGGGGCTATAGGTCAATCGCCACAAACAACAATAAATTTTGATAATCCAGAAGTCGCACTTGTATTTAATTTACTACGTGACTCTAATGTAGATACTCAGGCAGAAGGCTGGCACTTCAATACAGAGTATCATGTAAAGTTCTCACCTAACACTAACAAGAAGATAGTGATAGGTAATGATATACTTTCAATGGATTTACACGACAACCAAGCTCGTAGACATCATGACTTCGTACGTCGTAATGGTTTTCTATATGATAAGATAGATCATACAGATGAATTTGACGATGACTTACTTTTAGATGTTGTCAGGCTATACAAGTTTGAAGATCTACCTATTGTATTCAGACGCTACATTGTATATAGAGCATCTAGATTAGCTGCTACACAACTCGTAGCTAACCCTAACCTTGTTAAATTACTTACACAACAAGAGGGTCTAGCTCGTGCAGCTCTTTTAGAGTACGAATGTAATCAGGGAGATCATAGTATGTTTGGATTCCCAGAAGATACTGCATATCAAACATATCAACCATTTAGAAATCTAAGGAGATAATGGCAAGCGTAACACAAACTATACCTCAGTTCTCACTAGGTATGTCAGAACAGCCTGACAACCTAAAGTTTCCCGGCCAAGTAACAGAAATAGTAAACGCTATACCAGATGTTACTAAAGGATTATTTAAAAGACCGGGTGCGAAAAGAATAGGAACCGATGCTCTTACCAGTGTACAAAGTGGTGGGTCTTGGTTTCATTACTTTCGTGATGAGACTGAAGGGTCTTATGTAGGACAAGTAGCATCTGACGGTCAGGTACGTGTATGGCGTTGTAAAGATGGACAGCTAATGACCACAGCATATGGCACAGGTGGTCAGACAGCTATACAGAACTACCTTAAAACTGACATAGCTGCTACCTATACAAGATCTGGTACAACAATAACGATCACCTCCAGCAATCATGGTATGTCGACAGGCGACAGTATAACAGCTGACTTTACTGGTGGTGCTACAGACGGCACATATACAATAACTAGCACAGGTACTAATACTTTTACGGTAACTGATTCTGCTAGTGGTACTATATCAACAAATAATCTTACTTACGTTAAACAGGATGCACATAAAGACTTGCAGTTCCTTACTATCAATGACACTACATTTGTTAACAGTAGGAATACTGATAATCCTAACACTGTAGTAAAAGAAACATTTGCTGCTACATACTCTCAGTCTCAGAACAGTACTACTGTAACTATCACTCACACAGATCATGGATTAGCCATCGGTGATAATGTAAATGTAGACTATACATCTGGTACTGCTGTAGACGGAGACTTCTTAGTTCAGACAGTTGCTGATAGTAATACGTTTACTTTGACTGCTGCTGCTGCTGCTGGTTCTAGTACATCAGGTAATGTCACAGTTAAACCGTTGACAGATACTACACCTGATAAGCACTTCGCTTTACTAGAATTACTACGTACAGAAAATGGCAGGCAGTATGGTATAGACGTGCACAGTGCAGCCTCTGCTGCTCAGACTGAAGTAACAAGAGTTACTCGTCTTAAAGTAGTTGGTGATAATTTATACAGACGTGGCGGCTCAGGCGAATGTCCGGCAATTGGCACAGAGGTCTACTCAGTAACTGCTGCTAGTAGTTATACAGGTACATCAACAGTATCAGTAGTAGACTCAAGTAGTAATGCCTTAACTAATACAAGTAGAACCGGTACTCTTACTTCTGGTGTTGGTGAAGCAGGCCCACCAAAAAACTTAATATTTAGAATTACTACATTAGGACAGCAAGGTGTTAATGAAGCTAGTAGTACTATTAACTCAGGACAAGACTATATAGCTGCATATTCCATAGAAGTAAAATTACTTCATGGTGGTGAAGGTTGGAAAGAAGGAGATGAGATAGAAGTTGAATCTACTATTTCTAAGGGAGGGACTACTGGAGTTGGTGGTAGTGTTGGATCAGTGGCATATGCCGCAGCTACTAAGAGCACCCCAGCTAGATACACTCTTAAAGTTGAAAAGGTAGAAACAACAATAGTAAATGGTACAGTTAGTAGTAATGGTGATGGAGTTATCAGACCAGAACCTACACCTTTTGATGGTCAAACTGCTGTAACTGCTGATACTGTTTTAGGTGGTATTATATCTGAATTACCAACCGGTATCTCGGCTCAACAGATTGGTACTGGTTTATATCTTTCTAGTACAAGTGCGTTCTCAGTTAGTGTAGTTGAGCAAGATTTGATGAGAGTTATGCAGAGTTCTGTGAACGATGTACAAGGCTTACCAAATCAATGTAAACATGGTTATATAGTTAAAGTAGCTAACGCTTTACGAAACGAAGAAGACGATTACTACCTAAGATTTGAAGGTCAAAATAATAAAGATGGTACAGGTACTTGGGTAGAGTGTGCTAAACCGAGTATAAGTAAAAGGCTAACAAATATGCCTATAGTTATACAACGTACAGCTGCAACTACATTTACCGTTGAACAATTTACATATGATGAAAGGGATGTTGGTGACGAGTTTATTAACCCCATGCCATCATTCTTAGATAAGCGTATCAACAAGGTATTATTCTTTCGTAACAGACTAGCATTTTTATCAGGCGAAAACGTTGTAACGTCTAGACCGGGAACGTTGGGACGACCAGACTTTTTCATAGAGACAGCTTTAACAGTGTCAACAGCTGACCCTGTAGATATATCTGCTGCATCTATGTTCCCGTCCGACTTGTTTGATGGCATAGAAATCAACGCTGGTTTACTTGTATTTAGTACTAACCAACAGTTTTTACTGGCATCAGATGATACAGTATTTAATCCTGATACAGCTAAACTAAGAAGTGTATCTACGTTTAACTACAATGAAAATATGTCTCCTATATCTTTAGGTACAACAGTTGCTTATATAGATAACTCTGGTAGGTTTAGCCGCTTTAATGAGATGGCTAATACTGGACGAGAAGCGGAGCCAAATATTGTCGAAGTTAGTAAAGTTGTTCCTACCTTACTACCTAATGACATAGATCTTATAACTAACTCTAGAGAAAACTCTATTGTAATTATAGGTAAAACAGGAACAGATGAAGTGTTTGGTTATAAGTATTTCCAAACCGCAGAAAAAAGACAACAGGCTGCATGGTTTAAATGGAAGTTTAATAATCCATTAATATATAACTTTATTATTAATGATGAATATTTTTTCATAGATAGTGATTATTATTTACAAAGTATTAAACTTGTGCAAACTGAAGATGACCCTTCAATAACTAAAAACGATGTCGACTTCTTACTTCACTTGGATAATCATACTACTATTAGCGGTGGTAGCTTTAACTCAACTACAAACACCACAACCTTCAGTGGTGTGGGGTGGTTAAATACAGTTACAACACCTAATCATGAATTAGTAGTTATTGATAAAGGTAGTACTCCTAATGATGCTGGTAGGTATGGTAAATGCACTGTCTCAGGTACAAGCTTTACTGTACCCGGAAACTGGCAAGGAGTAACACTTACTATAGGATATCTTTATCCATACTCAGTTAAGATTCCTACCATTTACCCTAGTAGATCAACTGGCTCAGGAATTAGCACAGATGTAAACTCATCTCTAGTTCTACATAGAATCAAATTTCACTTTGGTAAGATAGGTCTATATGAAACCACACTTGAACGTGTAGGTAAACAAGATTATAAAGAAGTTTATGAGTCAACGAACATGAACATCTATAAAGCGTCGAGAGCACCTTATTTAGAGGAGCACATACAGACGGTACCTGTGTATGAGAAAAACACAAACGTTGAGATAACACTTAAATCATCACACCCTGCCCCAGCTACGTTAAGAGCGTTATCTTGGGAAGGAGATTACTCACCCAAATATTACAGACGTGCATAAAATCGAATTAACAGAAACAGAACTTAGATACTTCTATTGGAGAATGAAAACCAACAGATGGTATGAGAGATATGTCCAAAAGGGCATGAAACAAATGCCATGGGAGCCTTGGATGGCAAAAACAATAGAAAAGCTAGAACCGATATATGAAAGTCTTAAGTAAATATATACACCCAATAACAGTAAAGGCTGCCTTAGAGGTGGCCTCTAATCTACGTCCAGAAGACCGCAGGGAAGTCGAAGAGGGACACGGGCTAGATCCTATGATCTACCTCCCTCTTATGGCTCACAACCCATCCTACGTGTACTTTACATCGCCTAGCGGCAAGACTGCTGGTATGGCAGGCGTAGGAAAAGACGGAGATATCTGGATGCTATGCACTCCAGTAATCCAAGAAAAACCGATGCTATTTGTTAGAGAAGCGAAACGGTGGGTCGATAGCCGTGAGAACAGACTTCTTTGGAATATAGTAGACAGTCGAAACGAAGCACATTTAAAACTGCTAAAGTTTCTAGGCTTTAAATTTTTACGTAAGTTAAAATACGGGCCAAACAATGTAACATTTATTGAATTTTGCCGTGTGCGTAGACAGAAATAGGCAAGCTCGTGAAGCTGCCAAAGAACGAAAAAGGCAGAAAGATTTTGCTTTTGCCCAAGAGGGTCTAAAATTTGCAAATAGGGAAGTTTCCTATCAAAAGACATTAGACACTAACGTATTAGGATACAGCAGATCTCTTGCTGATGCTTATTCTAAAGCCTTGTATACACAAGCTAAAGGTAGAGAAGAACTAGAAGGTGCTGCTAAAACTTACTTTGCTAAAAAATCGGTAGACGAGGGAGGTCGATCTCGTAGATTTGGAGTCAAAGATTATCAAGCATTACTTGCAAAAAAAGCTGAAGTAGAAGGTATTAACCGTACTAACTTTGGTCGAAACTTTGCTACATTCCAAGAAGGAGCTAGAAGACAGTTTCAAACTGCTAATGCTAAAGCAAGAGAAAGTCTTGGATTACCTCCAATATATGGACTATCAGTCATGATGCCGCCTAAAGATAGACTCGGTGGTGCATTACAAATACTACAGTCTGGTCTAAGTATCGGATCTAGTATGATGGGATTAGGAGCTTTTGGAGCTTCTACTACTGGCCCACTTTCATTTATCAACCCTTTTGGTACTTAACATAACATGACATCATCATTTGGAACGGTTGTAGGTACACCACGGGACGACCTACCCGATATATCGAAAACTAATTATGAAGAAACCGATGCTGATTTAGCCAAAGGTATGAACGCAGAGATTGATAGAGTCACTGAAGACGCTAGGCGACAATCTGCATATTTACAAAGCATACTAGAAGCTCAAGAAGGGCCGATAGACAAATTAAGAGATCTTGCAAACTTTTCTAAATCAGCAGCAGAGTTTGCTGATATTGTTGAAAAAACTAAAGAAGCTAGAAGACTAAATGCTACTGCAAAAGAGGAGTTATCACAGGCACAGAAAGATCTTGAAACTTACAACAAAAAAGACTTGCTAAAGCAAGAAGCTAAGATTGATGGTGAGTTAATGGATGATGGAAGTCCAGAAGCTATAGATCTTTTTCTTGCAACTACAAGTGTTGATGCTGGAGAAAAAGCAAACCTTCGTCAACTAGGTAATACTCAGCTACCAGAGATTCTTGCCGGAGCCCATAACTGGCGACACGAGAATAATTTTGGTGGCACTAATACTATGCTAGAGTCTTTAAATATATACAATAAATCTGAAGATATACTAAGTGTATCAATATTGTATCAGTATCAAAAGGCTGGTGTAAATATAAATAGTAAAGCATTTGAAAAAGAATGGCGTCAACATATATATCCAGAGATTAAAAAAGCTAAAGACAAAGCGTTATTATTTGCTGAAAACAAAATTAATCTCAATGCTAACAAAATACTAGGCAACAAAACAATCTCAGAAATTAGAGACGGACTAGATAATGCTACAGATGATAAACCATTTGACACACAAGAACTTATTTCTAATATAAAATTAAGATATAATTTTCCAGACACACCCGAAGGTGATAAAGATGCTTTAGTTTTTCTTTTTAAAACTGTACGTAAAAGTATAAAAGATAAAGATGGTAAATTTTTTCCAAGTGATTTAAAGTACTTAGAAGAAACAGCATTGTTTTATGATAAATCGAAAAGAAATAAAGTTCCATTTGGTGATCTAAATTTAGGTAAAAATGGTGAACTTAGTAAATTAATTTCACAAGAAAATAATGAAGCTAATGTTGCGTTTGAGCCTGACCCAAAGGAATTAGAAACTACAGCTATAAAATCATATCTGAAAACCACATTCTTTCCAATCCAAGAAGAAGCTATTAAAAACAACAATGGTTTACTTACAGATAAACAAAAAATAGATGCTAGAATTGCTTGGGAAACAAACGTTGATCTTGGTGGCAGAGGTCTAAGTTTTCCGGAAGAGTTGCTTACAGCTGAATCTCAAAGCTATACAAACAATATCTTTGGTGAACGGCAGTTTAATAATTATCCTAAAGGAGTTGGTCAATCCAGACATCCTGTAATTATAACAGCTCTTGGCAACTTAGAAACAAAATATTTTAAATTACTAAATGACGCTGATGCAGAAAGAAATGTAACTAAAACATCAGATCTGACAGGTACTGAACGAGATATTTTAAACAGAATGAAGGATGACTTAATCCAATCATTAGAAGAAAAGAGAGTGTTAGAGGCTGAGTTTACTAATACAACAGGGGATGAGAGAGTTGAACAGACAATAGTTAATTTAACTGAAAACAATATGTATACAGCAGAGGATACTGGATTACAGTTTGTAACTGAAGAAAACTTCAACGAGTATGCTAATAAAGTTAATACAGACAGAAGTATTCTAGATAAAAAAGAAGAGATAGATCTTTTTGAAAAAGCTGCACTCGGCCCCGGATTACTAGCTTTAAAGAACAATGAAGAGTTACCTAACTATTGGATTCGGGTAGCTGATAAGCTTAAGATGAGTCCTACAGCATTATTAATGCAAAGACTGATAGCTACAGGTGGCTATAACAAAGAAACAGAAGCTTTCTTGCTTGATAAAACTTACTACAAATTAACCGACGATCAACGTGAAATTATATCACGTAACCCATCAATCAACACGTCGATTGCTATATTCTACGATAAACAGACTAAAGGTCAAGTAGAAGATCTAATGAATGGATCTCGCAATACAATTATGGTAGACGGTAAAATTGAGTATGTAGGAGATGGTTACTATTTACGAAGGAATGGAGGTAGAGTTATTACAGGAAGTAATGGCGATTCTATGTCTATAAATGCCTTAATGAATACTCGAGGTATTAGTCAAATAGGACGTTATGGATTTAGTCAGCAAGACCTAAAAGATATTAAGGCTTACGTATTATCTAAGCAAACCGCAGATGGCGGCCGCCTTTTAGACTTTGATAGTGAGTTTGATGAAAATAAACAGACTCAAGCCGCTGCTATTTTATGGAAACTAAGAATTGAGCAAAAGAATGGTACACGTGGATTTCAGATTGGTGATGCTCAAATTGGTACTCACAAAATGCCTAACTTTAGTGAAGACGATATTGTGTTATTAAATGAGATATTTCCAAAGTTAAAAGACGCAGACTTTTTTGCACATTGGGCATCACATTCAGATGACCTAAACAACCTGTTTCTCAGTGATAAAGAGGTTAAACAAGAAGCTATACTTGAACGACAAAACTCTATAATTACTACAGATATGGTAGCTGAGTTTATTACCAATAATAGAGATAATAGGAACAATAAATATAAAGCTACAGTTGACGGTGAGCTTGTTAACTTTAGAAAGACAGATGGTACACTTATACAGGATGTTAAGTTCACCGACTTGAATGAAGCAGCACAAAAGAAATTACTTGATGAACAGGGTCTTAAGTTTAGGACATTTGGTGATTCAACTGAGATTATAGAAAAACCTAAGAGAACAGGAAGGAGAAAAAGATGAGTCAAAAGTTTGAGGTAGAACTAGAGGACAACACAATAGATGACCTTACACAACAGGCTCAGAATTTGTCCGACTCTTACAACCAAAGACGGCAAGAAGAAGCCGAACTAAATAGAAAAGTAGAAGAAGAGCAGCAACAAGCTGAAGATGTACAATTCGACCCACGTAATTCAGATACATGGGGTGCAAAAGCTTTTATTAAAGAAGGGCAGTCCATCTTATCAGGCGGTTTACAAGACACCGCCTCTTCTTTAGCTACATTTCCAGAGCGTACATTTGATGCGTTATCTGGTGAAATGCAACGAGAACGGAAACTTACAGGTCAATATAGACCAGAGTGGACTCCGTTCAATGGGTATGATAACCCTATAGAAACTAAAACATGGTGGGGCAAACAGCTAAGAGGTCTAGTACACTTTGGATCTCTTGCAGCTGGAACGATATTAGCAGCTAAAGGTGCAGTAGCCGCTGGTGTAGTATCAGTGCCTGCAAGTTTAGCTGGCCTAGCTAGCAGCAGTGTATTACGTGGTGCAGCAGTCGGTGCTGTATCTGACCTTATATCTAAAGAGTCAGATGAGCAGAACGCTCTAGCTGCATTGCGTGATAGATATGGCTGGATTGATACACCACTATCTACAAAAGATACTGACCATCCTATTATGATGAAACTTAAAAACATCGTAGAAGGTATGGGTATCGGTATAATATTTGATGGTGTAGCATATGCACTTAAGAAAGGTGGTGATACAGCTATAACACAGATAACAAAAAGAAACAAAAGCTTACGAGACCAGTCACTACAGGCTGGACTTGCACAGCTCCGTAAAGGAGAAGCTGAGTTTAGAGCTGATAAAAATGCACCATTTGCAGAACCACATCAAGGAGCACACGTATCAGAAGTTGACCCACAGCTAGCTCGTGAGCAGTTATCTAAAACACGTACAGATTGGGGCTCAGAGGACGGTTCAACAGGATCAGTCACAACACCCATAGAACGAGAAAGAATAGCCTTAGAAGGCGGTACAGACGACGCACAGGTCGAAAGAATCATGCGTACTCTGATGAGTAACGAAAAGTTTGCAAAAGAACTAGCAGCTGCAAAAGGTGACAGAAAAAAACTAGCATCAATATACAGAGAATCAATCGAAGCACACCAACGCATTACACAAAACAGAAACCCTATAGATATGTCTCCAGAACAATATCTAAAAGAACTGTTTGAAACTAATGATGTCATTGATGGTATCGAAGTTTGGACATCTAAAAATGTAGCTATTGCTGACCTAGTTGTTGGTACATTGTTAAAACAACTACGTGATACAGGTATCGCTGGTAGAGAAATAGCTGACATTGTAGATATAGGAGCTGTAGATGGCCCTGCTAAACAGATAGTTGATACTATGCTAACTGCATTATATCAGACTAAGAAAGCAAGGTTTGTCAAGTCAGACTCATTTAGAGCATTAGGTGTAGGTAAGAGAAGAAAAGCAGCACTAGAAGAAGTAGTTACAAAAGAAGTAGCTGATGCAAAAGATCAGATACAGACTATTCTAAACATCGCAAAAGATGATCCTAATGATGATCTACTAAATGCTTTGTTTGAAGCGTTTTCTATGATGAAAGATATACAGAGTCTAGATGACTTTGATAACTGGGCAAGAAAGATACTTAAAGGTGGTCAAATAGATCCTAACGGCCCAGACCGTACAGGTATTCTTATACGTGAGTTAGAAGGTGTAATGACTAACAGTATACTATCTGGCCCTAAAACACCAATTCGAGCTATCATGGGTACATCAACTGCAACGTTACTAAGACCTCTTGCTACAGCTTTAGGCTTTGCAATCAGAGCTCCATTTACTGGAGATATACGTGGACTTAGAGCTAGTTTGTCAACAGTTAATGCCATGGTAGAAGCTATACCAGAGTCGTTTGAATTATTTAAAACAAAGTTAAATTCATATTGGAAAGGCGATATTAGAAATATTAAAACTCGTTTTTCTGAGTATACTAAAGGTGATGATAACTGGGAAATATTAAGACGATGGGCAGAAGATAGTGGCAGAGCTACACCCGGAGAAACAGCAGCATTTAGACTTGCTAACTTAGCACGTCAATTAAACAACACCAACATGTTGACATACTCTACTAAGATTATGGCAGCTACTGATGATGCGTTTGGTTATATCATGGGTCGTGCAAAAATGCGAGAGAAAGCTATGCGTAGAGTTCTTGAGCTACAAGGCAACGGCATACAAACACCTAAAATTACAAAAGAGTTGATGAAAGCTTATGAAGATGATTTTTATTCTCAGGTTTTTGACTCTGCTGGTAATATTACGGATGAAGCTACCTCCTTCGCAAAGAAAGAAGTTACACTTACTCAAGAGCTTACAGGTTTTGCTAAAGGTCTAAACGATGTATTTACAGCGACACCGCTAGCCAAGCCATTCTTTTTGTTTGCCAGAACTGGTGTAAACGGTCTAGCATTGACCGGTAAGTATACACCCGGTTTTAACTTTTTGGTAAAAGAATTTAATGATATTGCATTTGCAAATGCTAACGATCTTGGTAGTGTATCTAAGTATGGTATTTTTACAGCAGAAGAACTTGCTAATGCACGTGCCTTACAAACAGGCCGATTGGCAATAGGTTCTGCTGTAGTGTTTATGGCTACACAGGCATGGATGCGTGGTGATCTTAATGGTAACGGGCCAGTCGACAGACAGAAAAGACAGTTATGGCTAGATGGTAAGTGGGAGCCTAGAACTATTAAACTAGGTGACGTACGTGTTGGGTATGACCAGTTTGAACCATTTAACCTTATTATGTCTACTATAGCTGATGTAGGTGACGCAAGTCATCTTATGGGCGAAGAATGGACAGAAAATGAATTAGGTAAGATTTCTCTTGTAGTAGCACAAGCTGTAACAAGTAAGTCATATCTAGCTGGTATACAATCGTTTGTAGATTTATTTGGTGGCAGACCCGGACAAGGAAATCGTATCGCTGCAAATTTAATTAACAACACTATACCTTTAGCTGGTTTACGTAATGAACTAGGTAAACTATTTGTACCTTACATGCGTGAAATAGGCTCTGGTATAAGACAGTCAGTTCGTAATCGTAACTTACTTACTGAGCTAGCAACATCTATTAACCCTCATGCTGAACCTTTACCTATAAAGTATGATTTACTTACAGGTAAACCTATTAAAGAGTGGGACTTTATGACTCGTGCATACAATGCCGTTAGTCCTATAAGTATGAATTTAGATCAAAGTCCGGGTAGAAACTTTTTGTTTGATAGTGGGTACGACCTTAGACAGTCTACATACTATGCTCCTGATGGTACTAATCTATCTGACAGTCCTAGTATAAGATCTAGATTTCAACAAGCTATTGGTATACAAAACCTAGAACTAGCATTAGATAAATTAGCTAAAAATCCAAGAGCCTTAGCATCACTACAAGAGATGTATAACGATATAAACTCTGGTAGACGTGGTGAATTTAATGCAAGAGATTACTGGCATAATAGAGAAATAGACAAACTATTTCGTAAAGCTAGAAGAATAGCTTGGAATAACATTAGACAGCAATCAGATATACTAAAGCTACGAAAAGAACAGCAAGAGAAAAAGTTTGCACAGATTAAAAAACAGCGTAGCACTAGCAACATTCTCAACATATACAAATAATGTCACAACAATCCTTTCACCAACAAACGGCGAATGGCTCTAACATTGCATTTACTATTACTACATTTTCTGAAGATGAAATAAAAGTATATGTTGATGGAGTGGAGAGTACAAATGGAGGCTCTAGCCAGAATGACTATACTATACCTAACTATACTACTACTGGTGGTACAGTAACATGGAATACAACAGGTAGTCTTACAGCCCCAGCTAGTCCTAGCGTCGTTCGTGTTGTACGTCAAACAGACGTAATGAACAATGGTAATACTGCTGTAGAAGGTAGAGCTACATATACACCCGGCTCTTCCGTAAAAGCAGATGACCTAAATAATAATACAAAACAAGCTCTAAGAGCAATCTTAGAACAACAAGATCAAAAAATACAAAGATACGATATAGAAGACGGTGAAGTAGTACGATCTAAAATTGCAGCTGATGCAATAGATGGTACTAAAATAGAAGATGACAGTATTAACTCTGAGCATTACGTCGACGGTAGTATAGATACCGCACACATAGCTGACTCACAAGTTACTACAGTTAAGATAGCTAATGATGCAGTCAACAATGATAAGTTAGCTGACAACTCTGTAAACACCGCACAACTTATAGACAGTGCTGTAGCCACAGCTAAAATAGCAGATACTGCTGTTACAACAGCTAAGATTGCAGATGATGCAGTTACAGCTGATAAGTTAGCTAACTCGATAAATACAGCAATAGCAGCTAACACATCTAAGACCAGTAACGTAACTCACACAGGAGAAGTTACAGGAGCTACAGCTTTAACAATAACTAACGGTGCTGTAGGCACAGCTAAAATTGCAGATGCTGCTGTAACCACAGCTAAGATTGCAGATGCTAACGTTACAACTGCAAAAATAGCAGACGGTGCAATTACCGATGCTAAGATTGCTGGTGGTTCGCTAGATAACAGATACTACACAGAAACTGAACTAGATGCTGGTCAGTTAGACAACAGGTATTTTACAGAAACAGAACTTACTAATGGTGCTCTTGATGGTAGATACTTTACAGAAACAGAAGCTGATGCTAGATACTTCAACATAACCAGTGCAGAGACTATTAAAGATGGTGATGCGTTCCCAGACAATGATACAACGATTGCAACAACCGCAGCTATTAACGACAGAATAGTAGACATTGTTGATAATGTAGGTGGTTTTGTACCTTTAGTTGATGAAGGTGAAATACCTCAATATCATCCCGAAAAAGACAACGCAGTTACTAGCGATAGAGTTGGAACAATACTTTCTATCGGAACTTTAACAACAACATACACACCAAGCGGTGGAACAGTAACTATACAAGCTAGTGATTTAACAAATCATTCAGTAAACGCAACTATTACAGATTGTGGTAGTACTGTATTAACAAGTGGACTTGGAGTATTAATAGAGACAAAAGCTCAAACTGATGCACAGTATGCAGCTGGCCCCTCATTTAAGTTTCATAGATTAGTACCAAGCTCAACAGACACTTCAACTGTAGCTACTAATATTACTAATGTTAATGCAGTTGGAAATGCTATTACTAATGTCAACAGTGTAGCTAGTAATGCGACAAATATAAATACAGTCGCAACTGCTATAACAAATGTAAACAACGTTGGTGGTTCGATAGCAAATGTAAATACTGTAGCTAGCAATCTATCAAGTGTTAACAGCTTTGCTAACACATATCGTATAGGTGCAAACAACCCTACAACTAGCTTAGATACAGGAGACTTGTTCTTTAATACTACATCTGACTCACTTAAGGTATATACTGGTAGTGCTTGGGTAGATGGTGTTACAGCTACAGGTAACTTTGCTGTTGTTACTGGTAATACATTTACTGGTAGTAATGTACATAACGACAACGTAAAGTCGATCTATGGTACAAGTTCTGACGGACTAGAGATATTTCATAATGCTAGCAACTCTATAATTAATGATCAAGGTACAGGTACTTTACAGTTACAAACTGGTGGTTCTACAAAACTAGAAATACAGTCTGGTGGTATAGGAGTAACAGGTAACATAGTTGTATCAGGTACAGTAGACGGTGTAGACATAGCTACTTTACTTGCAGATGTAGTTAGCGACACATCTCCACAACTAGGTGGTGATTTAGATGTCCAAGCTCAACAGATTACAACTAGCACAACAAACGGTAACATCAAGCTTACACCAAACGGCACAGGTGTCATCGAAGTCAAAGGTGCTGGTGGTGCAGATGGTACACTACAACTTAACTGCTCTGCTAACAGCCATGGTGTAAAGATAAAGTCACCGCCTCATAGTGCAGCAGCAAGCTATACTTTGACATTACCTGACACAGATGGATCTGCTAACCAAGTTCTTAAGACAGATGGTAGCGGTAACTTAGACTGGGTAAACCAGACTACAGATACTAACACACAGCTATCGACTGAAGAAGTTCAAGACATTGCTGGCCCTCTAGTAGCTACTGGTGGTACTAAAACAGGTATTACAGTAACATATGATGATGCCAACGGTGATATGGATTTTGTCGTAGATGATACTACAAAACTACCTTTAACTGGTGGTACACTGACTGGAAATCTTATTATAAGTAGTACTCATCCAAAGTTTAAATTAGTTGATACCGATCATAACTCTGATTTTGAGATTATGAATAATCATGGTAACTTGTTAATTTATGACTCAACTAATGGTACATCTCCTTTTAATATTAATAGTAGTGGTAACATTCAAATCTCAGGAACTATTGATGGCCGCGATTTAGCAACAGATGGTTCAAAGTTAGATGGAATAGAAGCTGGTGCTACTGCTGATCAGACAGCAAGTGAAATACTTACATTAATTAAAACAGTTGACGGAGCAGGGTCAGGTTTAGATGCAGATACAGTAGATGGCTTTGCACCTACTAGCTTTTTAAGATCAGATGCAAATGATACGGCTAGTCATCATATAACCTTTAGCGATAATGCTAAAGTTAAGATTGGTACTGGTGAAGACCTACAAATTTATCACGATGGTAACAATAGCTATCTTGATAATGTTACAGGGGAGTTAAGACTTCAAACTGATGGCACAATGCGTTTGATGACTACTAATTTTAATGTTGTAGACGAAAACAATTCTGATACTATTATTAATGCTGCAGCAGATGGAGCAGTAGAGCTATATTATGACAACACTAAGATGTTTGAAACGACATCTTCGGGAATTAAGTTAGCTAAAAATTGTCAAGCACCTCTTTCAACCCTTACTGATGGTGCAACAATAACTGTTGACTTTTCTACTGCAACTCACTTTACAGTGACTCTTGGTGGTAATAGAACCTTTGGAGATCCAAGTAATGTATCTAATGCAGTCGGCTCCAGCGGCTCCATCTTTATTGTGCAAGACGGCACGGGCTCACGCACGGCTGCGTTTCATGCAGATTACAAATTTGCTGGTGGAAGTGATCCAACACTAACAACAACTGCAAATGCAGTAGATAGAATAGATTATATTGTTAGAGCTAACCATGATATTCATTGTGTATTCACTGCGGACGTAAAATAAATGGCAATAAATGATTCAATACGAGCAGGGTCTTCGGGCTCTGCTTCTTTTTATGATGTTTCTCATAGCATCAGGTTTTATAGACAAAGCGACCCACAACTATATAGAACACCTACTTCGACATCGAGTAGTTATACAGTGTCTATATGGCTAAAGAACTCACAAGAGGATACAACTGTCTACCAAACTTTTTGGAATAATATGAATAACGGTAACACGTTTAATTTTTCCAATGTAGATCAGTTAAGAATGACACGAGACAACCATCATCATACAGCTTCGACTAGCTATTATAGAGATTGTGCTCACTGGTATCATTTTGTTTTTAAAAATAATAATGGCACTGGCACTTGTTTTATGAATGGACAAGAAATTCCTAACTTGACTAGCCCGAGTGCAAACCCTTTAGCTACAACAAACTTTTATAGAATTGGCTGGGGTGGCAGTTCTGGAGGTGAGTTTACTTGGGACGGTCTTATAGCACAAGCAGCGTTAATTGATGGATCAGCTTTAGATCCTGATAGTTTTGCTGAAACAAATCCAGAAACAGGACAGTGGGTTCCTAAAGATCTTAGTGCCTTAACTTTTGGTACTGATGGATACTGGCTTCAGTTTGATGACTCTACAGACTTAGGAAAAGATACAAGCGGTAATAGCAACAATTTTACAGTTGCTAACCTTGACGCTAATGATATGATGTTAGATACACCTACAAATAACTTTGTAACTTTAAGTCCAAGATCTTCAAATAACATTGACTTAGAAGAGGGTGGCCTTATTGTAAGAGCTCTTGATGGTGCATGGAGAACAGCATTTGGTACTCATACTTTTTCATCTGGCAAATGGTATTGGGAAGCTCGTTCTAACAATAAAGGTAGTTACCAGATAGTTGGTATGATACCTAAAACAAGAACAAGTCATTTACATCAAGTAAATATGAACAATGACTATTACCCCGGTACTGGCTCTGATGAGTACGGGTACGAGACTCGAGGAAAATTATATAATACTGCAAATCCAACCAATAACTGGGGTGATACTTGGACTACAGGAGATATAATGGGTGTAGCTTTAGACGCAGATAATAATACTCTTAAATTTTACAAGAATAATACTCAACAAGGATCAACTATAAATATCACTTCTGAAGAAAAAAGAGCATGCTTTACTTCATTTGGCTCTAGCTCTCGTTTACACGTAAACTTTGGTCAAGATAGTTCTTTTGCTGGAAACGAAACAAGGCAGAATAATTCAGATGGTAATGGTCAGGGAGACTTTTACTATACACCTCCTAGCGGTTACTTAGCTGCATGTTCAAAAAACTTTAGCCCAAGCATTAAGTTACCTCAAAAACATTTTGATATAGTTACTTGGGACGGCAACGGTAATGATAACAGAGACATATCAGGTCTCGAGTTTCAACCAGATTTAGTTTGGGTAAAACGAAGAAACGCTACAAGTGACAATATATTAGTTGATGCTGTAAGAGGAAATAGTAAGTATGTAATTTCTAACGAAGATGATGCTGAAGCCACTGATTCTAATTTAGTGCAAGCTTTTAATTCTGATGGATTTCAAATAGGAACAGACAATACTGTTAATAATAGTAGCGGAACCTACGTAGCTTGGTGTTGGAACGCAGGCGGTAGTAACGCATCAAACACATCTGGCACTCTTAGCTCAACTGTAAGAGCAAACCCTACAGCAGGCTTTTCGATTGTTAAATATACAGGTAACTCTACAAATAGTCAGAACGTTGGTCATGGCTTAGGCGTTCCTCCTAATCTTATCTTTGCTAAAAACTTAGATACAACTGATGACTGGCAAGTTTACTGGAACGTACTTACAACACAGGCTGCGGCTGACCACGGTCAATTGAACAAATCTGCTGCTTTTAATAGTGGAGGACAAGGTGGATCAGCTAACGATAAATGGGGAGATGGCACTGTTAGCAGCACAGTATTTAGTGTTGGAGGAGTTGGTGACAGCTATACTAACGGTAACGGTCATGAGCATATAGCATACTGTTTTTCAAAAGTTGAAGGATATCAAGACATAGGTATTTATCGTGGAAACGGTAACACTGATGGTGCATACGTTATGACTGGATTTAAGCCAGCTCTAGTAATGATAAAACAAGCTAGCGGTACTAGAAGATGGATTGTTTACGACACTAAAAGAAATACTTATAATCAGACAAATAATGAACTATATTGGAGTCTAGATAGTTCAGAAAATGCTAGTGATAGCCACACTGGTATAGACATTGTTAGTAATGGTTTTAGATGTACTGCAAATAACATAGCCATCAACGGTAACGGAAGTTTATATATTTACTTGGCCATTGCTGAACAACCTTGGTCATTAGCTAACGCTCGATAATACAAATTATGGCATTTTTATTAGATGGAAAACCTCTACCAGTAGATAGACCGTTTTCCTACAAAGATATAAATTATCCTCGTAACTGGTTGAGGCTGTCTACACCAGAAGAAAAAGCAGCAATCAATATTACAGAGGTTGCTGACCCTAAAAAGTATAATGAAACATATTATACAGGTAGCGGTACAGCAAAACCACTTGCAGAAGTTAAACTTGTACTTTTAGCTGAAGACAAAGAAACTGCTTATCAGCTGTTAAGTATACATGACTGGCAAGTGATACGTAAAGCAGAGAAAGGAACAGCTTTAAGTAGCAAAGTAGTTACATTTAGAGACTCTGTTAGAGCCACAGGTCTTACAAGAGAAACTGAAATTAACAATGCTAAGACTATAGCAGAGTTAGAGACACTTATGAATGGTACATGGGTTGATGGTAAGCGTACTGCTGGTATAACTGTATGGCCTGAGAACCCAGACTTAAGCTAGTGGAGTTACCCACCGTAAAGTTACCAGATTCTGTCACTATAAAGACAGTAGAAATACCCTTACCTACAGCAGATGTTCCCTCATATAAACCTTTGGTCGTACCTCCGAGCGATTTACGAAGACCCGAAGGCACAGAGGAGGTGCGGACAACAGAAAACCCACCCCCAAAAATACACTTTCCACCCTTACCTAGTATCACTTTACCATCGCAAGAAGTCCTAGTTGCTGCGTCTGTTACTGCTGTAACGGCTGTGGCAGCTGCGACTGCTACGCAACCTGTAATCAATGCGTTAAAGGATAGAATACAAAAATTCTTACAAGGCAAGATAAACAAATGGAAACAAAACCGCCAGAAAAGAAAGGCATCCTCAAAAAAATAAAAGAGAATGTAGATGACCATGACGAACAGATGGCCATACTAGGTGCAGTAGTGCGTCTAGGCGTTGTAATCTGGTCTGGTTTTATTATTACACTAAATTATGTAGAGCTACCTATGGTTAAAAAGACTGGAGCATCATCGGACATCACGTTCGTCGCTTCGATTTTTACAGGAGCTCTAGCCACGTTTGGCCTGTCTACAGGTAGAACAAAAGGCGAAAAAGACAAGCAACCAAAATCATGAAGAAACTAATTCTTCTCTTAGCCCTGTTATCACCCGCAGTAGCAAGAGCTAATACTGTCACGCCCCAGTTCACAACAGGGTCGATGAATAGTACAACTACAACAACTCAAACTATAGTAGAGACAGAGCAAGTGCAAGTATTCGGTGCAGCCGTAAACACTTGGTC